CACTCTCCAAAGGGAGGCTATATGCCGCTCGATCTCATCCATGACTTCCTAGACTGGTGTGTCAAAGCTCTGCTTTGGCTCATCAGTTCGGGTTTGTCGTAGACTGATCGTTTGACGTCGGTTCTTAACGAACCGTGGGTAAGCTCGGGGCCGTAGTGATACGGTCTCGAGCTATCCCTATAGCCTCTCTGAGGAAAGTGGTCTCTGGGCAACCCTGAAATCATTCAGGAACTCTCGTTCAATTACCAAAGGAGTATCAAGTGATACAAGTTTACACTTGCATTACAGGCAATAACACCATTGGTTTTGTGGTCCGAATCGACGAACAAAATTGGTCGACCGGTCGCAGAATCAGGTGTCGTTGGAATCGTTTCGCGTATAGCAGAATTGCTATGCTCGAGAAGATCCGTACTTCCTGGGACCAGCTTGTTGGCCATATCGGCGAACATGCTGCCTCGGAGGTTTTTGAGCGAGTTGATTCCATTTCGGATAGTTTTACGTCCATACAGCGTCTAGAATACCATTTTGTCAATGGTAAAGTAAGACCTGTGTGGGTCGTTAGCTAACCGAGGATGGTTCAGGTTGCTTAGTAGCAAGCTTAGCTTGCGTACCTCTCACCCACGCCTCTACCAAAAGGAGGAACATTATGTTCGGGCGTTACAACTTAGAAGTTAGTGAGCAAAACTCACTTTCCTTTGTTATTGCGCTCGGGCATGGTGCCCTTCTTGCGGCGATTGCGATGGGTGTGAGCCTCAACGTAGTTGAGGTTGGTCTCGCCATATGGGAGTTTATCCCCTAATGGCGTTAAGTCCATTCCTTAACTCTTCACCAAAGGACCTGGCTTATGCGTTGGGCCAGACAAGTAGAGAGCTTCGATCGTCAGACGGTGATCGTACGGAAGTTTTCGTCACTGTGAATGGGCGTCCCATTCTTACCACTGGGCCAATCAGAGATTTTTCTCTGAGTAACCACGTGAGTGAGAAGAAGATCCCGTATCGCAAGGGCGATCGCATCCGTGAGTACATCGTCTACACGAGTTTCAAGAAGCGCTTTCCTTATCAGGTTGCCTATCGTCGAACCCCTACAGTGTCGAGGCCAGTTAATGGCTTCGTTATTGTAAAGATCAATGGTAAAGCAATACAGTCCTCAAGCTCTGTACGTAAGATGAGAGCTTGGCGAGTAGGCAAAGGTAAGCTGGCCTATTCCAGTAAACCTCGGGTTCCACGATCGACACCAGTCCGTCCTTCGCCTGAGTTCTTCCAGCGTCCGTTTTTAAGGACGTTCCAGTTCGGCACTCCTAGTTCGTATACAACGAATCAGGATGTCGTACCGGTCACGGTTTACTTCCGTGAATGGACAGGAGCTCGGACACCAGGATGGGGTAGTGTCAAACGGAAACGGTACGTTGAAAACAATCATACCGTCCGGATCGTCGATCTGCTTGAAAACCGCTATAGTTGGCACCAGGAGCAACCTGCTTCTGGAACCTTCGATTTGCGGATCAGGCCGTTCACCGAGATTTACGCGGCACCTGCTCCTCCCGTTACTTCAGTTTCACGGGCGGAGTTCAACGCACTAAAGAGGCTTATTGCAAACGCTGGTACAGGTATACAAAGTAACCTGGCCCAGAACATTGCACAAGTTAGTCAGCTTTCCCAGATGATCTTTGGTACTGCTACTAAGATCGCTGGATCGCTACGGCAATTGAAACGGGGTAATATTCCCGGTGCAATTTCCGCTCTTGGTGCGGGACGAGTTGACCCTAGATGGAAAGGACCAAAAGGTAAGCTTTCACCAACTGCATCCGTTGCCAGTAATTGGCTTCAGTTGCAGTATGGATGGAAGCCCCTTATGTCCGACATCGAAGGTTTCCTGAAAATCATGGGTACAATGAATGGACCCAATGATTTCGTCCAGAAGGTGCGTGGTTCGGCTACGGAAAGTTTGCAGGTAGTGGATAACTCTTATCCTCCTGGTGACGGTGTGATCGGGCTTGGAAATTCGGGTAGAAGTACTTTTACCCTCCAGACCAAGGTCAAATTCGTCATCAGGTTTAAGATGGAGAGCCCACTATCTGCGCTCTTTTCGCAGACCGGCTTTACAAACCCACTCAGTCTCGCGTGGGAATTACTCCCGTTTTCGTTCGTAGGGGACTGGTTTCTACCTATCGGCGACTACCTTGAGGCCCTTGAGGCCTGGAAAGGTATGGCGTTTTTAGGTGGAAGCAAGACAACCTTTACTAGAATTAAAACGGATTCTGTCATCAACTATTCGGGCCCTGCGGTGGATAATCCAACCGTTATCATCAATCTGAATGCCGAGTTCCGAAATGAGCAGATACGCCTCGGGAGGCAGGTACTTGGTACCTTTCCTTCTGCGGTGTTACCCTCATTTAATAAAACGGGACTTTCTGGCGGACAGAGAGCTGCTAACGCAATTGCGTTGTTAGCCCAGGGGTTCAAGTAGTAGAGACTGATGACTTTCCATTTTGAAAAGGAAGTCCTTACATGTCCGCTATCGCGGCTGTAAAGCTGAGCGGTATTCTCGATCATACGCTGGCTCGTTTAACGACCAGCGCGACCGTGAGTACTGACTCGACGCTCGACCCCGAGGAGATCAATCCCCAAGGTGTTGCGGCGTGGGTAGACCGTAGCGTAGGATACGCTATCGCTTACCCCCGGTTGACTCTGTCGATCCGAAAGCCTTCAAAGGCCAGTAGGGTTTACAGATGTACAGCCAAGCTGGTGATCCCAACGATGGAAACAACCAGCGCCTCTACGATGACCGGGATTAACCCGGCACCGACAAAGGCGTATGATTGCACCGCCATCCTTGAGTTCTTCCTGCCGGAACGGAGTACCCTGGCCGAGCGTCAAACGCTCTTCTCCAGGACTGCTTCGCTCTTCGCGGACCTCATCAATGCCACGGATGCAAACCCAACTACATCAACGGGTTCGCCTCTGAAAGCAGCGGTGACGACCTTCGAAAACGTGTACTAAACCAGCACACGTTTGGTAAGTTGAACTCTGGGAGTGAACCACAATGTCTTCTAAGAAGCACGGTGGGCGGTTCCATAAAGGGATCGCTAGTTGTCGCGTTGCCGAAGGTCTTGAATCTTCGGCTATCGCAGAGTTCTTATCAGCATTGGATTGTCCTCGTTCCTTGGCTATCCTCATTCTCTACAGAAATGGAGAGCATGAGCAAATAGCTAAGATGGAGTTCAATCCCAAGGCCTACGATTCTCTAGTAGACCTTCGCTCTGCTTACGTGGCTACTAAGTTTTTATCTAAGTTTGAAGGTTTATCCTTCGACGTAGATTTGGACGAGGTAGCGCTCAAGAAGTTCGATGAATTTGAACTCCTTTGTAAGCAGACAAATAGTCGCTTTCGTGACTTGTCTCTTGACCCTAAATTCCGGGGTCGAGCCGTGTGGCTGCATAACGCAGTCATTCGTAAAATTGACAAGCTGCTTGGCGATTTTGAAGCTGATGAGTTCTTTGCGGGGCCTGACTGGGGTCCTGGTGCATCTACTCTTATTAAGCGTAGAGAAGCCAGTCCAGCCAAGAAGTTCCGATGTGAAATCGGAATAACGCGTGATCTGTACAACCTTCTACCCTGGGAGACCCTCGATAGAGTTTATCCTTCGTGGGCTTCCCAACTTGTTGAGGCCGGGTTTCCGTCCTTTCAAGTGGGAAATAAGGTGATCACCGTACCGAAGGATGCGTCGACTAATCGAGTTATTGCCGTAGAACCTGGAATCAATATGTGGTTCCAGAAGTCTATTGGCGATATGATTGGAAGACGCTTACGACGGTATGGGATCGACTTACGCTGGCAGTCGAGGAATCAAGAACTCGCAAAACTCGGGAGTTTAACTTCCGAGTTAGCGACTATTGACCTCTCCTCTGCCAGTGATTCAATTGCCTCCTCTGTTATCGAGGCTTTACTTCCTCGACGATGGTGGTTGCTGTTGGATGCTAGTCGATCTCATTACGGTGTTCGTAACGGGGCTCCAGTGAAGTGGGAAAAGTTCTCCAGTATGGGGAACGGTTTCACCTTCCAACTCGAGTCCTTGGTATTCTACGCAGTTGCAACATGCTGCGCTGAGTACCTTTCACTTGGGGTTACCCAAGTGAGCGCATACGGGGATGATGTAATTATCCCCTCTGCGTGTTACGAACTTTTCGCTGAGATGATGGACTTCTACGGCTTTCGTATAAACGTTAAAAAGAGTCATTTTGACTCACCGTTTAGAGAGAGCTGTGGGGCCCATTATTACTCAGGTATCGACGTTAAACCAATCTACCTAAAGGGTAGAGTGGATTCGGTTCCAGCGGTTTTCCGCCTAGCAAACGCCGTTCGTCGTCTGTCCCACCGCTATACCTTTGGGTATGGTTGTGAGATAGCCTTCAAACGATTGTTTGAGCTCCTCGTTCATTCGGTTCCGAAAGCTTTACGCTTTCGTATACCGGAAGACCTTGGAGATGGTGGTTTCATCTCGAACTTTGATGAAGCCACCCCTAGCCGCGTTAGAAAAGGGATTGGTGTTGGTTATCAACCGGCACCTTTCTCTTGCCCTAATGTGGTGGAGGTGAGTAAAACTCACTACGATGACACTGTCGGCTATTTGCTAGCCGCACTTTGGAAGCTAAAGCCTAAGGATGACGAAGAAATTCGTTATCGTAAAGCCCTAGCTAGCGCGATACTTCGTTCCCGGAAAACTGGGAGCGACGAGAGCCGTACCAGACTCAAAGCGATTCACCATCTATTTCGTGGCTCCCATGAGGCGGGATATAACTCTATTCCGTCCCATGGTGTCACGAGGTTTAAGGTGGTGAATAGTCTGGTTCAGCGGTGGTACGATCTCGGCCCATGGTTTTAAATCTGGGCATGTTCCCTACTAAGGCGTAATAGCCTAGGAAAGGGTGGAGAGATTATTTAATCTCATCAAGTGGAATTAAG